GGTTTTTAAGGGCGAGGAAAGTGGTGTAGCTCTCGAAAGGAGTCATACAGGTAGCTTAGCCCTTTTTGGCATGAAGTTAAGTTCTTCTGCTTCATCTTGAAGCTTTGCCTTAATACGAATGTTACTACGAATGATACTCGCAGCAGCCTCGATCTCGATGTTATTCTTTTCACAATAGTGGACGACGGCATCCATATAATCTAAATCATAATTTATAACCAGTCGTTCAATTTCTTTAATGAACTTTTCAGAAGTCAATGCCTTTGTTGAAATGACGTCGTCCATCATAATATAATTATCCTCTATAAAAAATGTGTGCACCGATCTTAGTTGTACGAGCAAAGACTCTGCCCCATGATGGGCTAACATAGTCTGCGTGGTAGAACTGTGCTCCACGTGTCACATCGCCATAATTACCTAGATATACATGTTCCGCAATTTCTTTCGACTTTGCGAAAGCTACATTATCTCGGATTCTTTTTCCACCCTCACACTTCCATGAAAATTGGCATACGCGCGCAGTTCTCTGATTGATCACTCCACATGGTGTCTTCGGGAATCGTTTATCTTTCGCACGGTTCAATACTACATTGTTAACCGCAATCCTACCTTTGTAGGGTTCATGACCTGCTTCGAAATATGTATTCTCGGCCATGCATTGTATTTGTTTTTTGTCGTATTGGCTCAGGTAAACTGGCTCTTTAACGACTACTTCTTTTTCGATTACTTTAGTTACTGGGACCTTTACGATCTTGACTTCAGGTTCTTTGGCTGGCATTGCAACTGCTGTACCTGCAGCAAGAACCAATCCCAAACAAAAGCCTTCAGCCCATCGAAGGTACGGGAAATCTTTTCTTTTTTCGAAAAGTTTCATGGTTTTCCTCTTAGTCTCAATGACTTTGGCAAACAGAGACTACTTTGCAGGCATCTCAGCCATATAGTTTTCTGTCGCTATAAGAAGATAACACGGGTATCTTCCATCCATTTCCCTCTTACTGGAAATGCAAAATCATTAGTGTTTTCGTCGGTGGTAGGCGAATCCTACCGCTTTCTAGCCATCTAAGACTTGAAGTTTTTGTAAGAGTCAATGGAGGATTCTAACCTCCGTCGCTATACTTTATTTATACTATCACCAGCGGTTTTACTGGCGACTCGTAGCACCAGCGATTCAACTGGTAGCAAGTGGCCCGTTCTGTTCCAAGGTGGAGCCATACCCGTGTAGATCATGCCGCTAGGCGGATATCTGCAAAGCTATCGTTATCGTTAGCATTTATGTTTAATGGCAACTTTGCCAAGCAATCAGTCTCGAACCGCCCTATTACACGAAAATCGAATTCCAAGGTCACCCCCATCATCTATACTGGCCGCTACCTGCACTTCTCACCAGATGCTTTTCGGGCTGCAGTCCCTAGGTAACCCCGTGGCGTTCTTGGTGCCAGTATAGATGGTGGAGGTGCGGGGAGTCGAACCCCGGTCTTTCCGCCTTTATTGTTGATTGTCAACAACTGATATTCTATTTATACCCTAACGGGCTTTAATTGTACATGCTTAATTGCACCAAGACTGCTTTGCATCACCAAAATATGCACGTGCAAAACCGTTCTTGATAAGAAGATCTCGAAGGCTCATGCCGTCAAGGAGGATATCTCCAAGAACGCGGCCACCGAACTTATCCCAATCGTACAGAACCACTTGCTGCTTCTTTGTGCCAGCAATCAGATCTTTGACAAAGACAGACGCTTGTTCGCCGCGAGCTTTTTCACTAGCGCACTTGGCACGAAAGCTCTTTTCAGGTGTATCGACACCAAAGATTCGAACACCAAGTTCAGGCTTCAGAGGAGCTGGTAGATATGGTGCAGTGATTACGATGGTATCACCATCAATCGCACGAACAATGGTAGTATCATACGTCACACCGACTGGTGTTTTTTGCGCAAGAACAGGCGATGTAAATGCCAGTGCGATCGCAATTGCAATAAAATTCTTCATATATTTTCCTTAGTTGCAAGTAGTTTGCCAATAGACGTAGCGCTCACCATAGCGCCACTCGGTAATTTGTTCACGTACACAGTAACGTCTGTCATAATGATAGTTAGGTGGATAATAACGATTATCATAGTCGCGTTGCCGATCATAATCTGGGCTACGCTCTCGATCTTTTGAAGAAAGAGCTCCGACTACAACTCCGCCAATAATGGCTCCGCATAGCCAGCCGCATCCGCTGCCTCGCTTACGCTCTTTTCGTTGCTCAGAATTGTGATCTCGATTGCGAGCTTCAGCTGTCACTGGTGTTAATACCATTAGAGCTGCAGCGATTGTTAGTGCTAGATTTTTAATCATCGAAGTCCTTTCCATAAAACATGGAGTTCGTATCAGCAAACATTAGTCGCTTTCTCGGATCTCCAGGTGTAATACACGTTACGAGCTTTAATGCTCGATTATAATCAGTCGTAGTAAAGCTGACTGGGAAGAGCTGAGGATCAAAATCCTCGTCTTCCAAGTCTAACATCATCGCAACAAAATAAGTGCCGTTTTCTTCTACCATTCACTTATTTATCTTTGGGGTCAGACTTAGCCCTACGCCTGCGATCACCGAGCCAGAAGAGACCTGCAAACGGTCCAACAATAACTGCGGCAATAAGTACAAGCGGCCACAGCAATGCTCCAATAAAGATAGCCCAAAACAGTCCTACCTTTTGATCTTCATCCCAATCAAGCACACCAAGAACATATACACCAACTGAAATAATAGTAATAGCAACAATCAACCATAACCAAAACATATTAAACTTCCTTCTCTTTATTCCATTTAAAGTGATTACGAGCATATACAATTGCAAGAGCAATACTCATTGGAATCAGGCCCCATGTTTCACTAGCAATAATCCATGTCACCCATAGGACCTGATTTGCAAGACCAACCGCCCATGCTCGAGGATGATTGTTACCTGCCAGCAACGTCATCCATATGGTAAGACATGACATTAGCCATGGCAGGTAAGTTACAATCATGCTGCGTCTGCAAATTCGATGGCAGTTTCCAACGCTTTCGTCTTGAGGTTCTTGTTCGAACCGTACCAAGCAGAAGTCATACGATTATCTGCATTGCGACCAATCATGTGATCAGTCATGAAGGTAACCGCGTTGAAAGCCTGCCACCAGCTACCTTCGCCATATTCGGCGCCAGGCTGTTGGTCCATGATTTCGAGAGCGATACCAGCATTCTTGCTGAGATCTTTCTTCGAGCCAGTGACAGGGAACACACGCTGGAAATACTCGACGATGTTCTCGTCAGTGTAACGCTTCGAACCAAGATAAGCAGCCATTTCCTTATACTTGGCAAGCTTTTCCTTGGCGACACCGAGTGTTTCCTTGACAACGTCACCGTCAAACTCACGACGATGGCTGACCTTGACGATCTTGCTCGACTGGCTGTTCAGCGAGAGAGTCAGAGTGTTGTTGCAAACAACGCGAACTGGAGTGAAGCGAACATCGATCGACCAACCATACTTATGAGGATTGGTGAAGAGCAGATAGGAATCGACTCGATCGCCCTTGAACAATTCGAAGGAATCTTTTACCTTCGCCAAGGCCCAAACAAGCTGACCATCGCGAAGCGAACCAGCGGTGTGCATTTCCATCTCACCAGCTGCAACGAAATCATTGAAGAATTCGAAGGCTGCTTCGTTCTGATTAGGAACCCAATCGTTGGTGATGACGTCGAGGATCTTGTTGTCGATGTCACGAACCAAAGCGGAGTGACCGATGTCAGTTTGCTTGCCACCGATATTGGCAAAAGCAGTAATTGGATTGACCTTCCAATCAAGACCAGCAGCCTTCAGCATCTGATCAGGAGTCAGGTCGTTCGAGACCTTCGTGCCGAGGCCATGCCACGGAGTTTCGCCTGCATAAGCCATCGAAGCTTTGCCGTCGAGAAATTCAATCATATGAGCCATAATATAGTTTCCTTTATCAATTTGGTATAACCATTCTACCAAAGAATGGCTTAATTGTACATGTTTATTTTTCGTTATTAATTAGATTAATTGCACCGATACCGAACACAGTCAAACCCAAAAGTCCTTGAAGTGCAAAAGTTGTAACGCTAGCATATTCAGGAATAAGGATCATAATAAACAGACCAAGAAACATCATCACATAGTTCATATTATATCTCCAAAGAACGTTCATAAGATTCGCGTTCGGCTTGCTCATCAAGCCATTGTTCATAACCTTCCCAAAAGGTCTCATCAAGTTCAAGCGTTTCCATCATAATCTCCTTAGCTTATTATTCATACTACCAAAGTTTTGATAAAATGTACATGCTTATTTTCAAAAAATTAGCCGTAATCTTCGTCCATATTATCAAGCATACGAAGAATAATTGTTTCGAAGTCGTCATCAGGATGTAACCCAGTGTCGATTGACGCTTCGCTATACATCTCAGTCAGTTGTTCTTGGATTTCAATACCGTGAGTTCCTGAGATACCTTCGTAGACATATTCGAATGGATCGTCGAGGCTGAGGATGTAGGTGTATAAGTTCATCATAATATTTTTTCCTTCTTGATTATAGTTCCACCTTACATTGTTTTTGAAATAATGTACATGTTTTTGTCAAAAAAAATGCGACCGAAGCCGCATTTTCTTATCCGTACAATTGATGGTAAGATCGAACTAGATCGACCGCTTTCTCAAGGTATCGTTGAGGTCGTTCCCTGAACACTTGTGCCTCGAGAGAATCGTCGACACCAATGATGATAACGATATCCTTCACTAAGATGCCTGTCATTTCCCATAACATGTATGCATAAAGACTGGTTTGTAGGAAGTAACCTTCGATCCAATCCTTACGCTTCAACTTCGATGAAGTCTTATAGTCGATGATCGACAGACGTCCGTCGTAGTCTGCTATGAGGTCGCATGAACCTGCTAGTTTGAGATGATCAGAGAACAGAGTACACTCGGTAGCTCGGATCATATCGACCTTGTCGTCAAGGATCATCTTGATCTGACGGAACATCATTACGTTATGAGGCATCGACGTATCGATGTCATGACCTAACACATAGTTCTCACACATGGTATGGATGTTAGTTCCGCGAGTGGCAGCTCGAGCCGAAACCCGAGCTGCTTCGTCCTCGCCGACTCTTTTCTTCCAAGCTTCAAGGGCAGATTTATCAGTCATCTTACCGAGAACGGTGGTGACAGACGGATATCTCTTTCCTTCTGGCGTCTCATAAAGACGTATTGGACCATCTATCCTTTGCAGTTCCGCAAAGTCGAGTAATTCATATTCGAATTGTTTACGGTTGAAGTCCGAGTTTTTGACGAGCAATTATATATTCCTTCACTAATTTCGATCGAACAATATCTTGTTCAAGAAAGTCAACATGTACAAAATCATTTAACTTACTGATGACTCGCATAAAGTCTTTCAGTCCATTACGTTCTTGTTCTTTTGTAAGGTCTGACTGACGGAAGTCGCCACAGAACAATACTCTACAACCTTTACCAATACGAGTAATAACCGAATCGAGTTCATGGAAAGTCATGTTGTTGACCTCATCCACAATCACATAACAGTTATTCATGGTGATGCCGCGAATAAACGATGTCGAGATAAACTCGATAGCATTCTTCTGTTTGAGGATCTCATAGGCATCTGAACGATCAAACAGTTCAGTACAGATAGCATAGTAAGGTGCCTCATAAACTTTCATCTTCTCCTTCTGATTGCCCGGAAGGAAACCCATATCTCGTGTTGGTACTACTGATCTTACAATGTAAATCTTATTTTGTACACCTTTATTTGACATCAGTGCGTCAATAGATTTCGAAAGAGCGAGGAAGGTTTTACCGGTACCAGCCATACCATGTAACATCAGATGTTTTCCGTCATCAAAAGCATCAAACGCAATACGTTGATTTTCTGTGAGTGGATTAATATTTTTTAAATTAAAATTTTGAGTCTTAAATGTCAGTCCTTCTTGAGTGTCACCATTCTGTCTGGCGATTCTTTTTTCTCTCTTCGTAAGTCTATGTTGTGGATCCACTGGCTATCCTTATTGTTTATTGCGAGCTTTGTTGACAGCATCTCGGATTTTGGTGGACCTGATATCTTTATTACCATGTTCCTGTCCGAGAGGAGAATGCGGGTTGGCGTTCCCAATCCTATTTAGTAAGTCGTTAAAGCCCGCGTCTGTTTTGTGTGTCACACCTGATATGCCTGATATGACACGTGGCGCACCGATAATTTCTTCGAACTCAGGATTTTCTTCGAGGAACTCGAGCTTTTGATTATATGTCAGAAACTCGTCAAAGGTTTCGCCTGTTTCTTTTATTCTAAATTCATATATGGGCATTAATAGTCTTCATCATCGATAAGAGTTAAGAGATTGCTTTTTGTTTTCGACCGAAGAGCTGATTGCAATCTCTTTTCTTTGAGTCGCTCGCGATGATCATATGCTGATTCATGACCTTCTTCAAAATCTTCTGAGTACTTACGAAAACGCTTAACTAATTTGCTCATTTGGAATCAATCCTGGAAAAGCTGTGTTGACTGTATCGAGTGTAAGTCCTTCGACCTTCTTATCCTTGACAGCGATTAAGAGCTCTGCATCTTTTGGATAGAGAGATTCGAGAAGGCTGATGAATAACATCTCGCGTTTTACCTTTGTAATTTCTGGACGATTTCCGCTCAGGTACAATGGTATCGTACGTGTTTCATGATAAAGTCGACCTTCTGTATCAAGCACTTCACTCGGCTTGTAAGGAGGTGCACCTTCTGGTAGTTGCCATCCAACGTTCGGATGGAAAGCCAGTTCGAGTATATATCGAAGGGCGTCGGAATCGTTCTGACGAAGTATGTTAACTTTGTCTTCGAGAGTGACAGCTTTCTTGACTGCGTCAAGAATATCTGATATTGCTTGTGTTCTTTTCATATTAAAACTCGTTGATACTTTCTAAGAGGAGTTTGAGACGACGGTCGATGAAATAGTTGAAGAGCTTGTCTCTTCCTTTACCAGATTCCTGCTCGTACTGTACTATTACTTCGCTACGAATATTTTCTGGAATAAAGTTAAGATCGACCAACTGTTGATTGCGAAGATAGCCACGCAGCATCTTCTCGTCGCAGAAGTCTTTTGGATCCATGGTCAACCAGCTATCCAGTTTCTTCTGACTGATAGGCTTCTGTCTAGCACCGACAACGAACGTGTCATCAGCAGACAAGAAGTTAGGTACACCATCGCCGATATCACCGCGAATGATGTGTTCTTTGATGAACTTATCGACATCGTTTGTCTTACGCCATTTCTTCTGTACAGGATCGAACTGCTGTACATTCATGTATGACTGTAATTGAACGAAGTCTTTGTCACCAGAAAGAATGAGAATTTTCTCGTTGGTATTGCCGTATGTCTGTGCGAGAGTGCCGATGACGTCATCAGCTTCAGCGCCGTCAACACGAATCACACGATAAGGGAAAAACTCTTTAAGTTCATCGCGAACCTTGTTCATAGTCTCGAACACTGCAGTCCAATTGATTTCAGACTTCTCACGAGACTTACGACGATTGGCTTTGTAGTAAGGAAAGATTTGACGACGCCAGTTATTACCAGCATCGCACGCAATAATCATTTCGCCGAACTCGTTCTTGAACTTGACATTATATGACCGAATGGAATTCAGTATCATATGGCGAAGCAGATCTTCTTCAATCTCTGCGTTGGTGTGGTTTCCAAGCTGAACCATCAGGTTGGAGATCATGACCTGCGAAAGGTCCATAATAATCATTTCAATTTCTCACTCTTCATCTGGTAAGGTGTATGTGTACGCGATTGTACTATCTTCATTGTAACTAAACTCAAACATATTATCGGCTATTCGATGGAATGCATGTTCAAGACTATACTGCCGATGGAGTAAAGCTTTGATTGATTCCATAATCATTGCTACATCTTTAACATATTTATCATCGTTGATGTCGATGCCATATGCGCCAAACATATTAATCATTTCTGGAATCATATCATTCATAACACCAGCCACATGCTCTTTGCGAGTCTGCGTGACCTTATCTATGATTTCCTCAACATTTTGCGGAGGAACGTCATCTCTCTTAAATCCTGGAAACATGACTACATTGTCTGTCATTTAATTACCCTTAGTAGAATTGTATCTGTATTGATTCGACCGTTTGGAATAGCCTTTGTTGTGGTCAGATCATCCATAAACTTACGCAGTGATACTTTACCAGCACTTAACAATGCTTTGATGCTGGCGTCAGGCTTACGTAAGCCTTTGCTAATGGATGTTTCTGTATCATAACCAATCAATGTAGTACCTTTGACTTGAATGCCAGCTGGACCGACAGAGTCGTACCTCGCCAACTTCTTGTATTTGGTATTGTAAACCCACAATTGATTACAACCTACAATTTCTGATGGATGGACAGAGACAATCTTGAGTGAAGGCTCTTCCTTCTGGTATTTAAGGTTCTTCACCAGATCGATTGCAGACTTCGCTTTCTTCTCACGTGGTTTACGAACCTTTACTGCCTTCTTATTGTTGACATACCGATCGATGTCTGCAAAGAAGTTATTCCAAAAATTGATCCAGAATTTCAGACGCTTACCATATGCTTCTTGAACTTGATCGTCGTTCGAT